CGGCTTGGGCCGATCTGGTCTGGCAGTTGCTGCTGACGAATTTGCCTTCGCTTTTCTTGGTCTGGTATGCTCGGTTTCGGAGCAAGAAGCACAGAGGCTGCTGTAAGCGCAACGCCAACAACAAGATTAATTACAATTGCTGCAAGCGGCGTTATAGGGCCATTGACAATATCTGGTACGTTTTCGTACGCCGCAGCCCTTACGCGGGGCTGCATATTGTTGTATTTTATTAATTCTTTATATTCTGCTTTAGTGCAGCCCAGAAATTCTACGAGTTCCCTTTCATACGGAAGCAACGGCGGATCGAAAGGTAGCTTACTGGCTTCCAATCCACTTTCATTATCGTTTGATTGATGTAAAGGATTCCCGCTTTCCATACAACGCCAAAAGCCAGTGGATCGCTGGCGAGTAATACTATGTCGCCATCATAGGTCGGCTCGTCTACCCAGTGGGCGTAAATAGAAACCTGCCCAAATATCTCACGTATAGACATGGTGTACCAACACTTCTGAACGCCCGGATTCTCGATCCCCATAATGTCTAAAGCTTGGAAAACTAAAGATATACAATCCACCTTTTCACCGTTCTCTCCGTAGCTGTACTCCTTACCTATCAGCTGACTACACATTGATTGAAGAAGTGATAGGGATCTTGCCAACTAGCTGTCTGTTCAGTACCCGACCGGGAATATTACCACTTACAGCGTTGATCACACTATTAAGCTGCAGCTCTAGTGTTGTTTCGTTCCAGCCTCCATTACCTACTTGCCCTGCATATGAGTAGAGCTGGCTTTGTATCGTAAAATCCTCGTTCAAAAGCACAATGTTTGCCTTTGCTGTCCACCGTAAGAGGATCGCGTCCTGTGCCCAACTACGTGTAACGATGTTTGAAGGGAAAACTAGGCCCGCTTCGACATTGTCGCCTTGCAAACTTGTTACTGCACCTGAAAATGAAAAAGGCGCAAATGTAAAGGTCTCTCCATTAAAATTTACGCTATTGGATACACGGTAATTCTGCATCCGCATTACTGGTTGGCTAGCTTGGCTAAGGGTTACCAATACTCCAATACTTAGTTCCATTAGATTCCGATTTTACTGCGGGCTGTAGGAGACATCATAAGTTTTCGCAGCGTAAGCGTCTGGCCTTGTCTTGCACCTTCTTGGGCAGCGCGGGCAAGACCTGCCCTGAAGTCCTCTTGCTTAACATACCTTTCACCCTCAAATTGCAAGGTCGGTCCGGTGGAAATATTTATGACTGGGTCTAAAGTTTGACTTCTTCCTACGCCTGTTCCAGTGCTGTCGCCGCCCGCTTCGCTTAAAAGGCTATTGCCTGGCTTGTATCTTGCTAAGGCAGCTCTGCTGTCCTCATTGCTAAGCACCGTACCTGAAGTTTGTGGGATCAGAAGTTCTGGCCCGCGCTCACCTACGATGTAGGGCTGGTTTGCGCTGACTGGGCCGCCGTTAGCCCTAAACGCTCCAGCAAAAGGCGTACCACCGCCAAAGTTTCCGAGGGAGTTACCTGTAATGCTTGGTGCGCCGGGATTAAACCCACCACCACCGCCACCGCCAAAGGCGCTGGTAAGTATTCCTAACGCCTTCATGATTAACGCCTTAGCAATCATCTGCGTCGCCATGTCGACGAAGGCTTTGCCGATATTTGCGAACATGTCGCTAAAGGCTTCCTGTACCGAACCAGTGCCTGTAACAATCGACTGCACAGCAGATGACATTGCAGTTGCCAGTGAACTTTCAACAGATTGCGCAAGGCTCACAACCATGCTTTCTGTGTCACTAAGACTACGCTGAAGCTCGTTTACATAAGTTTGAATTAGACCAATGTCTAATTTTTCTTTTGCAGCTTTTATTTCCTTTAATTGCTCTGGCGTAAAGTCCTTACCTTTTAACGCTGCCATTTGTTGCGCGATCTTTAGCTGCTTTTGTTCTTCAACTGTTGTTGCAGTTAAAATTTCGTATTGAAAATTAAGGTTTTCTATTTGCTCATTAAAAGCTTTCTGTTTTTGGTCTTCAAAAACTGCTAATTCTGCCGCAGCATTTACGTTTGCTGCGTTTATTTTTGCAGCTGTTTTTTGTTTTTCAAGATTTATTTCTCGTATGTTTTCTATTCGTATAAGGGCTTTTTCTTCACTTGCTTGGATAGTGTTAATGGTTTGTTGCGCTTTTAGTCTGATTGCAAGCTCTTTGTTTCCTGCAATTTCTGCAGCTGTAATTTTTTGTTTAAAATCGGCGTTTGCTGCAATTAAATTAAGCTCTACCCTTAAAAAAGCAAGCCGCTCTTGCAGCCTTTGTTCTTCTAGGGCGGCACGTTCTGCACCTCTATCGACTTTGGTTTTTGGTGGGGTAAAACGCTTACGGTCTCCAGCAGTTACAGGTATTTCAGCAGTTACTACAGGCGGAAATTCTTTAAGAACTTGCGCTCTAGCTTCTGCTTGACTCATACCGTTCTTAGCGGCGTCTCTACCCCTTCGAGCGCCTATAAGTTCTTGGTATCTTGCCTTTGCTGCAGGATTGTCCTCAATAATTGATTTAAACTGGCCCAGCTGTACTTGAGCCCCTAAAGCCCGATTTATTAAGCTTAAGAACGCATTTAGTGGACCCGCAACAAGCTTCTGCAACTGGAGTGTTAGTGCGCCCCAGAGGCGGGTTGTTTCGTCAGTAGTGTCGCCTAGAGTTTGCAGACTCTCAACACCTTTATTACCGATAATTCCAACTAACTCTTCGGTAACTAAAGTTGCAAGTTTTTCTACTTCGCCTAGTTCTGCGAGTTGATTGGCTAATAGTTCGGTCTCTTTAGACGAAAATAGGCTCTTTTCTGTTAGTAGGTCGAACGCGCCGCCGGTGCTGTTAAGAGCTTTGGCAAGTTCTCCGGTTTCAGCAATTAAGGTATCAACTGCCGTTCCAACCGCAGTACCTACTAGCGACAGTCCAAAACCAAATTGACCTCCTGCAAGTCCGCCTAACGCGCCGCCAGCAGCACCGCCTACTGAGGCACCGACTCCTTGGCCGAAAAGCAGCGGAAACGCACCACCGATGATTGCGTTGCTTGCGGCGCCCTGTAATCTCTTGTTTCGAGCTGTGCGCTGTTTAGCGGCAGGACTGCCTGGGATGCCTACTGCTCCGCCAATCGGACTGGTCTGGCCCCGCAGATTGCCCGCTTCTCTTAAACGTCGATCAAAATCTTCAAGTTGTTTTTTATTAAATTTTTCTGTTAAGGTATTTATTTCATTTCTTTTTCTTTTTTCTGCGTCAAGCCGTTTTAGTAATCTATCAAACTCGGCGTTGTCCGCTTCTACACGCTGTCGTATTAGACTGTTTTCAAATTGTTTTTCAATATTAAACAGTTTGGTTTGAAATGCTTTTTGTGCTGCAAATTCTTTTTGGTTAGCTTGGCTTTTTAGTGCAGCCTCCCTTGCAAGCTGTTCTGCGCGTCCAGTGCGCTCTTGAGGAGAAATAGGCCCAATAGGACTTAGGTACTGAGTGGTACGTGCTGATCTAGCCGGTAAAGCAGAAGATAAAGCTGTACTAGAAGCTGCACCTGGCCCTATAGGGCCTGGGTACTGCGAACCGCCCCTAAAGGCACCGCGCAAATAGCCGCCTGACATTGTGGTGGCAGCGCCCCGTTGCGTGGGGGCAGCCGCTGCGGCGTTATAAGCTTTTAATGCTGCTGTTGCTTGAGTGCGAGCACTTATTTCCTGGTCAATAAGGTTATTGGTTATTTCTTGTGCTTGATTAGCCGCACCAAGTGCTGTTACAAACTCTTTAATACTTTTTGAATAATTACCTGTCGCTTTTCCAGCGGCATTGAGTTCAATTTGTACTTGGTCTAAATTTCTTTTGGCTGTAGATAAGGCGTCAGCGTACTGGTTTACGCTTTGTACGGCAACTCTGTCAAATAAAGGTTTTTTATTATTTTCGTCTATTAACGTTGCTAAGTTTTTTAATCTGTTCTGTAGGTCCTTTAAACGCGCTGCGCCTTTTATACCAATTTCAATTTCAGCTCTGTACGCCACGATCCACAGCTGGTACGTCGCTTTCTATTCTAGGCGCAGAATAGTCTACCTACGGCGGCGGGCTTTTTCCATTTGCTTTTCTTGGTCCTCGTTCAATATTTGGAAATATGCGCTCCAGCCAATTAGTTCTTCTGGGGTCATTGTGGTGCGGACTTCTGTTAAGCTCATGCCAAGCTCCTTGGCAACGCCAAATTGCAGCATGAGCCAGTTGTCTTTGCGAAGTTCCGCAACTAGGATTTTGGGTCCATCGGCTCTTCGTCTTCGTCAGCAAGAATGGCCAGCATCAAAGACTGCAGATCACTGTCTTTGACTTCGTTTTTTAAAATATCAATTTCACCGGCAGAGAAAAGCTTCGCGCCGTTTTCGTCCTGTGCTTTTGCAATTAACAGCTGTAGTGCAAACGCTCCAGCGTCGTCAGATTTGGCTTGCTTCTGGGCGCGTTCGCGTTCAGCCATGGTTAGCGGGCTGATCCACATCTCAAATGTGGTGCCGTCAGACAATTTAACCTTACGCTTGCTTGGCTGGAGATTTGCTGCTTTACGCAACCGATCAATGGCGCGAGTAGATCCAGCGGGCATGATTTGTACTTGACTATAAATTAACTATAGCGTAGCGCAATAAAAAACCCCGGCAAAAACCGGGGCTAAATGTCTACTTAAGTAGCACTTTATCAGGTTTGGCTGAAGTCGAAGCTTGGGGTGCCGGATGGACGGAAGCTTACGCTTACAGATTGTGCGTCGTCAGGGGTGACGTTCATGCTGGCAGAAGTCAGCACTGCTTCAAACTCGATGGAACGGCTTGCGGCTTCGTTCACTGAACCGCTGCTGAACACTTGGTCGGTGTAAAGCTTGAACGCAGCACCAGTTTGGTTGCGCTGAAGCACGTCCTCGATCATGCGGTTGCTAAGGGAAGCGTCTTCGTCGGTCATGTAAACCGTTGCGCTGCCCGTACCATCGCCGAAACCGGAGATGTAGCTGCGGAATGGAACGTACTGACCAGGGGTTTGGCCGATGGTGGTTACATCGATTTCAGCACGGTTGATTTCAAAGCTCCAGTCACGGACCTGTCCGACTACTGCGAACGCGGCGTAGGCGACTTGAAAAGCGTTAGGGCTAACAGCTGTACCGTCGTCGGTGATGGTGACTGTCGCGCCACCCAAGGTTGCGGACACCTGCAGCACTCCAGTGCTGGCGGTGTAAGCAATAACGTAATAGGTGGTCGCAAGGCTGAGTCCTGCGGGAAGTGTGCCTGTGCCTGCGCCGCCAGTTTGAGTGTTGATCACACTAAACTGCACAGGATCACCTACTTTCAAGTTCAAGTAGGTTGCAACAGTAATGGTGTCTGCGCCAGTATCGACGTTAGACTCGGCAAAACTGCTGGTTGTGCCAGCGGGCTTGTAGTAGAGGGCACCTGAAGTGCCGGACAGAACGGTGGTGGCCATTGCTACGCCAAAATTAAGGGTCTCTGCGGGCACTGCCCGGCTTCTTACAGGTTAGCGACTATTTAAGTCAGCACAGTTGCTACATAGCCTGTGTCAATGCGCCCTACAAAATGTGGTGATTCGTCAGTAGCTGAAAAAGTTGGACCGTTTATTTCACCCACTTTTACGAATACTCCTGTAGTAGTTTTGGATGTGTTATTGATTGTTTCTAGTACGTTTACAGCAGTTGTTACCAGTTCTTGATTGCGGGCCGGACCACGCCCCTTTTCTGTAAACAAGCGGATTACTAACGCACCACGGGCATTATCCACGCTAGAGGTCAGCGTTGGTTCGTTGGTTAGGCCGAACGTGATGTTGACGCGCACATACTCGGTGGTTGTGTTTGGTGGTACGGCAGTGATGTTGTCGAAATACACAGGAACTGCTGGCACAAGGTTGTTAAATGCCGTCAGTAACGGGTTCTCCATTGATGCCCGGATCGCTTGGTAGTTCATCGCGGAAATTTGCTAAAGGCTCGATCCATTGCCACTTTAATTGTTCTATCAATGCCCCCACCTTTTAAATAGGTGTCGTACCAGTCCAATGGGGCGGTGCTGATGTTTCCTCCACCGGATTCGTCTAAATTACCGCGAATGTCTTCGATTCTTTCACCGTATTCAATTGCGTTTGGATTCAAAATTTCTTGAAGCGGCGTTGGAAAAGCTTTTGGCCGAAAAAAGTTCCCTTGCTCGTAGTCAATGGCAACGCCTGCATGTCGCGCAACGTTGTAAATCGTGTACTTGACTTCAGGCTTTCTGTAGAGTTCCGCGCCGCTCAAAAAAGGACCGACAACAGGCTGTGGTGTTGTTTTTGCGCCTGAACCACCAGATCTTGATCCCCCTGATGTCTCGATAACCCAAGAGTTGGCAAACTCTCCTGACCAAACTGGACCGGCTTCTTGTAACTCTTTGACTGTTTGTTCCGCAGCCTCACGAATATCCGTCGACAAAATTCCGTTTACCCAACGGTCTATATCAACTAAAAACCGCTCGTAATCCTTAGCCATTACTGTGGCCTCACGATCAGGGTGTGGTACACAGGCTTGTCACCGCGATAGGTCAAAATGTTGATGATCTTGGCTTCGCGGGTTTGGCCTGCCTGCGGGTACTGCACACGGTCGGCTTCTGTTGGGTAATAATCGCCAAGCTCTTCCGTACCAATCAAAATCTTTACGTCCGTGCTTTGGTACAAGCCTTCGGATTCGCGGGGCGTCAGGCGGCTGATGATGCCCTTTACCGTGACATTGGTGTCCGCTCCAGTCACAGCCCCTGTGGTTGGGTTGTAGGCGCGGGGTGTGGTGGTCTTGATGTACGTGATGTCCTGGCCCCAGTCGTTGAAGATCTGGGCTGGAATCGGTGAAAAGGTGTCGTCTATTCTTGACATTTCATCCTCTAACAACGCGCACTTGATAACCCCCAGAACCGCCCAAGGTGAAGGCTCC